TACACTTGCTGCAGCACACATACCACTTGTTTGTTCTGTCTCACGATGATCTTCCCACCGTAAGTTCAACCCTACACTTAGAGCTAACTCAGGAGTGCAGGGTTGGATGTACTTACTTTCGTGCATGTCGTCTTTGGTTATATCTGCCATCCCAGGAACCTGAGATTAAAGCGGTGGTGAACGGGTCAGGTATTTTTATAGTTAAATTATACTTCTCATTCTTTCTTTGTATAGGTACTCTAACACTTGTAGTTAATCTAGAAGGTGGTTTACCAAAATCACTGTCATCTAGCTTTAATCCTGATTCATACTGTATGTAATCAGCTACATCAGGTAAAGTATTACCAGCTGAATCTGTATAAGCATAATTGGAGGTTAAATGGAACTCCATAGGTCCACCTACACCCATCTCAAAGTTAATAGCAGAGATTCTAAGGTCAGCATCTAAGTCATATTTACCTTGTTCAAAGGCTAAATAGTAGTTAGGAAGTGTAATTGTAGAGGTATATTTGTACCCTACAGCTACAACCCAGCCTGTCATGTTAATATTATTGAAGGTAACACTGTTTGTACCTACAGCATCTGCCTCCAGAACTGTACCAGCAACATTATTACTTGCTGTATCAGTACCAGAAAGCGCTACTGCATAGAAACCAGCAGCAGCTGTGGGTGTATAAGGTATAGTTAGTACACTTTTTTCAGTATTAGCGCCACCTGGAGCAGTATATGCTAAAGAAGTGGGTATAGTCATACTATCTAAACAAGCTTCAAACCATCTTGCTGTCTTTAATGGAGAGCCAACATCAGCAGCAGCTCCGCCAAGAACATAAGTCCGAGCGCTTGTAGCATCTGTAACATATTCATGTCTACTTAAAACATAGTTAGAACCGTGTTTGGTAACAGTATACATACTACCTGCAGAGTACGTTATATGTTGTAAAGTACCTTTTATACTCCAACTATACCATGCAGATTGATCTCTACTTTTTCCAGAATCAAAATACTTATAAAAATAAAGATCGGAAGAATTTTTTGTACCAAAAGTTACGACCCCTAAAGAGGTTGAATTAGCAGACATCGTTATACCTTTAGGTATATACTCAGGTACAACTCTTGTCTGTTCTAAGATTTGAGGTGGTACATCATCATCAAGTATTGTAGCTTCAAATGCTCTGGTATAAGCAGACACATTAGAAGTAAACATAACTGATGTTCCTAGATCGAGAGGTTTTATAGAAGCATCTGTTTCATAACTAGACACCTTTTTTAACCTAGCAGTTTTAGGACTAAAGATATCTGACTCAGTGAATAACAGGAATTGCCCGTTATCACTAAACATCATTACCCCTTTTTGTATGGGTAGTACATGATTGATAAATGCAGGTTTAATATCACTGACAGTAATATCAACAGGGTTATCATCTGATGTAGTAATTGCTGAGACAATAAAGAAATTGAAATAATCTCCAGGCCGACTCATAACTACTTGCTCATCAGCAATCATTCCTAATCTATTTCTGTGAAAAAATATTTTCTGAATTTCTTTACCATTAAAACTAGGGAATGGGTTAGTGTCAACATCACCTACTTCTCTATACTTCCAATAGTTATCAGTAGTACCTTTACTTGCTTCGTCTAATTTTTTAAAGGTGAACGTATCGTTACGGTTGTTGATTAAAGCATGTGGCATATTAGCCTCATTAAAACCTTTAACCATAGGGTCACTACTTGATGAGAAGTTGTTAGGTCTTACACACTCTTCCCATTTACCAGAACCTTGTACACCATTATCAGCATAAAATTTTACATAATAATTATCAGCTTCTACATTATCTGAGTTAGCTATCTGTGCTACATAACCCTCCTTACACTGAGATGGTAATCTACTAACATCTTGTGCAGTATTACCTATGATATTCATCATCTCATTCACAGCACCTCCTAAGAAGTTTACTGTAGGAGCAGCACTACCATAAAGATATAAACCACTACCAATGACTTCAGCTGTTACATTAGAAAAGCTATTACTATTTACTCCAGTAAACATAGCTTGTATGATCGTAGCCATACTAAGTTTACCTTTATCAGGATTCTTAGGGCTACGGTAAAAAACTATACCAGCTACACCTTCATAAGTTTTAACAGGTTCAACTGCTTTAACTTTAACTCGATATAAAATACCTTCAATAGTTACGTCCTGGGTCTTTGCTAAAGCTGTGGATTCACTGGTATGTTTAATAAGACCACCGTCTTTTAATGTGACTTGTGCAGTATACCTAGTTTTATAAACCTGTGTATAACCTAGAAAGTTTGCATTATCAGATGTTACACCATTCCAATTAGCTTGGTTACTGGATACATAAGATGCTGCATTAACGACAACATGCCCTTCAATATCTTCACATATAGCATCACTAAATGAGAATTGCTCCAGACCAGCATATCTACCATCGTTGTTGGTATCATCCCATGTGGTTTTTTGCCAAGTACCTCCTACATAGGCATCAACTTCAAGTGCAGTTACTCTCCAGTATGTATTAGGTGTTGGAGCTGTAGCACCTTTATACATAATATACTCAGTGTTATACGCAATAGTATCTAACCTAGCAAAAGCATAGTCTCCACCATGCAGAGGGCTATCAGTAACACCTGTTGTATTAACAGTCTTATTAGGATTAGCTATTATTGTATAATCTTGGATTGTTGATATAGCATAAGGTTTTGTAGCTCCAGCTAAATAAGAAAACAAAGCATCACCGTTAGAATTAGTTAAACTTAATTCAGTACCAGCTGCTGTGCCTGTATCTAAATCTGTTAAAGCCCAAATCCTTATAGGTTTAGTACCTGATCCAGTATTAGCAGGTGTTATTTGTATTAAATATTTCTCATCTCCATCTCTAATGATCTCATACCAGTAACCAGAATCATTAGCATTAGTCAACGTCTTTACAAACTCACCTGGAGGACGTTTCATAGCACCAAAAGTTACATCAGGTATGATGTTATCCATCACCCTGACCTGACCTGGAAATTTAATTGTGTCTGACTGCTGAGATACTCCTCCTAAAAAGTTTGGAATGCGTTGATTAATTGCTACCATTATCGTCTCTGTAAAACTTTATATGGTCGGTAATGACTAGCAGGATTTGTCCTACCTTGTTGGTCAGCGAATATATTATACCCAGATTGCTGTGTATCATATTCTAAAGCTGCTGCTCTTGCAAGCTGCTCGTCTTGTCCAAGTAGTTGTGCTGCCTGTGGGTCATTTACCATGCGGTTAGAAGCGATCCTAGATGCTCTCAGGGTTATGTAATCTTTGAATACCTCTGGTATATCATTGAAATCCTGCATCCAGATTATATCTACATACACTGTATCACCTACATCTGATATATCAAATGAGTGTGCATGTAAATCATATAATTTTTCAACCCCACTATCTTTTCTCTTTACTAAATGTAAATGATCAAGATGTTTAAAAGGGTTTCCATCAATTTTTAAAACGTTATTAGGTACTATACCATGATTGTTTGAGTCAAGTAATATTGCATATTCCTTTTCGGTATTGAATACCCATCCTTCTGATAATACTTCACGGCAGACTTGCTGCAGAGTTTTCTGTGCAATAGCCACTTCGGGGCTTTGTACATTTAATGTATTAACAGGTGACTCTCCAACGCTCATCAATATAGAGTTGACTGCATCCAGTTCGGTGGACGCTCCATAAGATACGACTGCCATAATTTAAAAAAAAGGGGTACCGAAGTACCCCATATATACGATAATTTATCCACCGTAACCAGCGTTGTTGGTAGCAGTTTGAACTGTACCGAACTGAGCAGGCTTAGTAGTTGTACCAGCGAATAGTTCAACGCAAGCAGCTGGGTTTAGATAGTCGGCGCCCATAGCGAGACGTCCTAGAATCACGTCACCCTGATAAATCACGGAGACATCCCCAGAAGTTATTTGAACTTGTGGTCCAACGGCTTCAACTGCACCTGCGCCTTCTCTCTGGAAGATTAATCCACAAGAGTTAGCGAAGTTAGATGCTTGTCCGTAATCATTATTGATTCCTGTTACGGAGTTGCGACCGTCTTCGATTGCTGCTGAAACAAAGTCACCAGTATTACCTGGGTCAACTGTTGCAGGGTCAGTACCAGCAGTAGGTGAAGATGCGGGAGCATACTTTGTACCATACTTACTGAAGAAAGGTACGTTCATTGACTTGAAGATCTTAATGCCTGCAATCTCAACGATTCCGTTTCCTCTCTGACGAGCTGTACCTTGCTCATCTCTGTTGATCAGACCATTCTCGCCAACCTGTTGGATGAGAGCATAGTACTGTCTTGGGTTAAGAACACCAACTCTTCCGTCCTGAGATACACCCTTCTCATCTAGTGCCGCTGCGGCATCATAGAAGGCTGTTACTAGCTTTTCAGCATTTAAGGCATCGTCAGCGTCGGAGCCAGCTCCAACTTGGATCTGTGTTCCACCTGGTTCGACATAGCTACTCTTCATTACAGGAGCTTTGGCTCTTGCGCCACGGCTAAGTGCTCTGAAGATTAGTCTGTCATATTTTTCTGCAAGCGCAAAACCGATCTTCTTAGAGATCTCTCCACGTAATTCATAATGCGCAAGTGTCTCATCTAATTCGTAAACGAAAGCTGAGGAGATAAGTAGATCATCAATAGTGATGGTCTTCTCGGCTACTGGTGGAGCACCAGCGTCGTTACCGAGGATGCTTTTTCCTGGAGTATGGAATTCTGCATCTGTGCGACCCGTGTAGATAAATTGTAAAGATTTACCACTTTTTAGGGTTCGCTTCATGACAAGGTCTCTAGCAATAGTGTTGTGCTGGAATCCTTTGAACATCTCTCCACTAAATAACTTTAGATAGAGTGCTCTAGAATCAGCTGCACCATTCAGAGAACCTGGTCTTGTCAGTTGGGCTAGGTTTGAGTTAGCCGCATTCTGATGAACTGCCATTTTTTCTGTATTTTAAAATGTAATGTGTGTATATTTTCCCTTGCTAGCAAATTAAAACGTTTGTTTTTGTGGTCTATCCCACCGTCATGACGGCAATGGGTATCCAGCGTACTGGGCCAAAGCCTAATTAGGAAGAGGTCCGACTCTGAGGTGTCTCTTCCCTTAGTTGCTGTTCATGGTGTTGA